GGCCTGGCGCGCTTCCGGGCCGAGCAGCAGATCACGGCCCAGGCGACCAAGGACGCCGAGAAGATCTTCAAGGACTACCAGGCCGCGCAGAACATCACCGGTGACAAGGCCCTGTCGCTGGCGGAGGGGCTCAAGTCGCAGAACGCCGAGCTGCGCCTGGCCGCGACGTCCGCCCAACAGGCCGGCCGGTCCATCGCGGAAATGAACGCGGAGACCGAACGGGGGACGCGGCTGGCCAAGCTGGACCAGGACAACCGCGACCTGCAGGCGGCGCTGACCGCCTGGCGTGCTCTGCCGAACGGGGTGCGGGATTACGCCCGCGCCGTCGAGGAGGCCACGGTGAGCAACCGTGCCGCCGCGATGGCGCGTGATCTGGGCCGGGGCCGGGGAGACGATCCGGCCACGATCAACGCGATCGTCGCCAGCCTGCGCCAGCGCCTCGACCTGGAGCGGCAGATCAAGGACGAACAGGACAAGCAGGCCCTGGCGGCCCGCGTCCGCGACACGGCGACGGGTGGCCTTGCCAGCTACAACCGGGAGCTGGAGCTTGCGGCCCAACTGCTGGCCGAAGGTCGGATCAACCAGGCGCAGTTCTCGGCCGAGGCCGATCGCATCTCGGTGCAGGGCTTCGAGGCGTACCGGAAGGCCGTCAAGGACGGCAACACCGAGCTGGCGAACGCGGTCAAGGCCCAGATCGAGGCGCAGGCCAAGATCGCCTGGGGGGCGCTGCAGGCCAAGGCCGCGCTCAACGACGTGATCAGCCGGGCGCTGGACGCCATGATCTCGCTGACCACGGCGGGATCGCAGGCCGGCGGCATTCTCGGCTGGGTCGCCGGCATGGCGAACAGCGTGTTGACCAACGCCCGCCAGGCGCAGGGCCGGACCGAGCCGGCCCCGAGCTGGGACGACTATTGGAAAGGCGTCCAGGGCGATTGGGCGAAGTGGAACTCGGGCCATTCCAGCTCCGGCTCGTCCCGCAAGAAGGAATCCGAGTTCGCCCAGGAGTCGAAGCGGCTCAAGGACCAGATCCGCGATATGCAGATCCAGGCCGATACCCTCGGCCTGTCGTCCGAGGCTGCGGCCCGGCTCACCGCCCAGCGGCGCCTCCTGAGCGCGGCGGACAAGGATGGGCGCAAGGAAACGGCCGAGCTGACGGCCGAGGTGAACAAGCAGGCCGACGCCTACGCCAAGGCGTCCGAAGCCCAGCGCCAGGCTCAGATCGCGCAGCGCCAGCGCGAGACCCTGGCGGGCAACACGGTGTCGCTCGTCGGGTCGACGGCCCGCCCGGCCGAGGCGCGCTCGCGCGAGCTGGCCGACCTGTCGCGGATGGCGCAGCTGATCCAGGTCGGCGATCCGACGATGCTCAACCAGCTCTCGGAAGCCGCCTATTCCGTGGCCGATGCCCTGGTGGCGATCCGCCGTCGATCGCTGGAGCTGAACAACCCCGGCCTCACGGGCTTCCTGGACGACTTCAAGTCGTCGTTCCGCGACCTGGCCACGTCGGTGCTGAAGGGCACCGCGACGATGGGCGATGCCTGGAACAGCTTCCTGGGCCAGCTGGAGAGCACGGCGCTCGACAAGTTCCTGTTCGAGCCAGCCGGCGAGGCGATCGACGGATGGTTCGATCGCGTGGCTGGTCGCACCGCCAACGACAACGGGACGGGTGGCGGAGCCAGCGCCGGGCTTGCGGCCGGCGCTCCTCGCAAATCCGAGGGTGGCCTCGGCGGGTTGCTGTCGAGCATCTTCGGTGGCGGCACCGACACCGGCGCGGCCACGATCTCGGTCGGGACTGCCAGCATCACGGTCGCCAACGGCACCGGCGCGGGCGGAATCCTGGACGGCCTGGCAGGCGCGGCGGGCCAGACCCAGCAGACAGCCGACACGTTCAACCAGGGCCTCGGCACGGCGCTGGACGGGATCAACCAAGGGGTCACCGAGAAGAGCGGCGGGTTCCTCGACGGCTTCGGTGGCGCCCTGGGCGGCCTCCTTCGCGGCATCGGCGGGCTGTTCGATAGTGCGGGCGGAGGGATCGGCGATCTGCTTGGCTCGGCGATCTCCCTGCTCGGCTTCCGCCAGGGCGCGGCGTTCGTCCGTGGCGCCGTCCATCCCTTCGCCGCCGGGACGGTGGTGACCGGGCCGACCTTCTTCCCGATGGCCGGCGGCAAGACGGGCCTGATGGGCGAGGCGGGACCCGAGGCGATCATGCCCCTGATCACCGGCGCCCGTGGCTTGGCCGTGCGCGCGGTCAACGAGAACGGCCAAGCCGTGCCGGCGCATCTGACCCGCCTGTCGGACGGCGCGCTCGGTGTCGCCCTGCCGCCCGCGGTGCCGCATGCTCGCGGCGGGGTGTTCGGGGGCTTCATGCCGGCGCCGCCGCCGACCGGCACCGTGCCCTGGCGGGAGGCGGCGCCGGCGGGGACGAGCCAGGCGTCCGCGCGGCGGGCCGGCCGCGAGCTGCCGCCGATGCAGTTCCATTTCCACGGCGTCACCGACTTCGACAGCTTCCGGCGCTCCCGCGGCCAGCTCGGGGCGCAGTTCGGAGGCGAGATCCAGCGCCAGCTGCGGAGGAACGGCTGATGGCCGATGCCTTCGATGATGTCCGCCTGCCGATCTACATCGAGCGCGGCGCCAAGGGCGGCCCCGGCTTCAACACCACCGTCAAGGAGATGGCGTCGGGCAAGGAGAAGCGGAACCAGAACTGGTCGCGCAGTCGTGCCCATTGGGACATCGGCTTCGCGATCGACGATCTCGACGGCCTGCGCCCGGTGATGGCGTTCTTCTACGCCCGCCGGGCCAGGGCACGCGGCTTCCGGTTCCGCGACTGGTCGGACTACGAGCTGGACCGGCAGCAGATCGGCGCCGGCGATGGCGCGCGCCGGGTCTTCCCGATCTTCAAGCGGTACGAGGCCGATGGCCCGGCCCCGTTCGATCGGCCGATCACGCGGCCGGTGCGCGGCACGGCCAGGGTGTGGCTCAAGGGCGTGTTGCAGACGCTGCTGCCCGATGGCTGGGACGCCGGGATGCCGGCTTCGCCCCGACCCATGCCGGCCGCCGGCAAGGTCGCGGTCGACTTCAACACCGGCGAGGTGCTGTTCGGCACGGCGCCGGCCGCCGCGGCCTCGATCGAGATCGAGTGCGAGTTCGACGTGCCGGTCCGCTTCGACATGGACGAGCTGGATCTGGAGCTGCGCGGCGGCGGCCTGGCGGCCATCCCGTCGATCCCGATCAAGGAACTGAAGGAGCGGAGCTGATGAAGACCACAAGCACAGCGCTCCGCAGCCACCTGGACGGCGAGCTGACCACGCTGGCCACCTGCTGGCGCCTGGCTCGGCTCGACGGCCTGGTCCTGGGCTACACCGATCACGACCGCGACCTGTTGGTCGACGGCGTCACCTATCTGGCCAGCTCGGGATACACCCGCACCGCCATCGCCAATCAGAGCGGCATGGCGGTGGACAACCTCGACCTGGCCGGGGTGATCGACCACGACACCATCAAGCCCGAGGAGGTCCGCGCCGGCCTGTTCGACTATGCCGAGGTGCGGATCTTCCTGGTCAATTGGGCCGACCTCAGCCAGGGCCAGATGCTGCTGCGCCGCGGGCGGCTCGGTGAGGTCGGCACCGCGCCCGACGATACGTTCCAGACCGAGCTGCGCGGCCTGGCGCAGGCGCTGGCCCAGAATGTCGGGGAGGTCTACCAGACCGACTGCCGGGCGGATTTCGGGGACGCGCGCTGCAAGAAGGACCTGGCCCCGCTGCGCGCCGCCGCCACCGTGACCCAGCCTGTCGATCGCCGGACGGTGTTCGCCAGCTGCGCCGACGCGCGCGCCGTCGACGGGTGGTTCAACGGCGGCCTGGCCCGCTTCCTCTCCGGCCCGAACGCCGGAAAGGCAATCGAGATCCGCAGCTGGACCCAGGCCGGCAACCTGGTGCTGCACCTTCCGGCGCCGTATCTGCCGGCCGCCGGCGACACGCTCGACCTCACGCCCGGCTGTGACCGCACGCGGGATGCCTGCATCCGCTGGGGCAACATCATCAACTATCGCGGCGAGCCGCTCCTTCCGGGCCGCGACGAGATCCTGAAGTATCCCGATGCGACTGGTTGAAGCCGCCCGCGGCTATCTCGACGTGAAGTGGCGCCATATGGGCCGGTCGCGCTTCGGCATCGACTGCGTCGGCCTGGTGCTGCTCGCCGCCCGCGATCTCGGCCACCTGGTCGAGGACGTGCCGGAATATGTCCGCGGCGCCCATGGCTACGACGTGGTGCGGGAGATCGCGGCACGCACCCGGCCGGCCTCGCTGGGCGCGCTGCGCGAGGATCTGATCATCCTGTTCCGCGAGAGCATCTATCCCTGCCATTGCGGCATCCTGGGCGCTGGGCCGCATGGCTGGACGCTGGTCCATGCCCACGCCAAGTCCGGCAAGGTGGTCGAGGACCCTTACGATTTCTGGGCCGAGCTGGCGACGCATGCCTTCGCCCTGCCGGATCGGGAGGGCTGACGATGGGCCGTCTCGCCATCGGCGTCGCCGGCGCCGCGGTCGGCTTCGCGTTTGGGGCGCCTGGTCTCGGCTTTGCGATCGGCTCGGTCGTCGGCGGCCTGCTGTTCCCGGCCAAGCCCCAGGTTACGGAAGGGCCGCAGCTCAGCGACCTCAGCGTCACCTCCTCGGCCTATGGCCAGTCGATCACCCGCGTCTGGGGCACGATGCGGGTCAACGGCAACATCATCTGGAGTTCCGGGCTCAAGAAGCACAAGCACAAGGAGAGCGCGTCGGCCGGCGGTAAGGGCGGCCCGACCCAGAAGTCGATCACCTACACCTATACCTGCAGCTTCGCGGTCGGCCTCTGCGCCGGCCCAATGGCCGCGGTCAACCGGATCTGGGCCGATACGAAGCTGATCTACGACGCCCGTGGGTCGAAGCTCGACCTGGAGATCGGCGACCTCGACTTCCGTTTCTATCCGGGGTCCGAGGACCAGCTGCCGGACCCGCACATGGAAGCCAAGGTCGGGGCCGGCAAGACGCCGGCCCATCGTGGCCTCTGCTACATCCTGTTCGAGGATCTGCCGCTCGACAACTTCGCCAACCGGGTGCCCTCGATCACCGTCGAGGTGTCGCGCCAGGCGTCGGTGCCGAAGATCTCGGTCTCATACAGCAAGCTGCCGGACGGGCCCATCACCGGCTATCAGCTCGACCAGCTGGCCGTCGATTGGGATCGCGGCCGGGCCTACATCGTCCGGCAGAACAGCAACACCAACGTGGCCGGCCTGCGGCGGATCAACATCTGGACGATGGAGGAGGATCGCCAGGCCAGCATGTTCGCGATCACCGGCCGCACCAACGAAGGGTTTCCCAGAGGGTTGGTGACCGGCGCGAACGGCGACATCTACTTCGCGGCCGGCGTCGGCAACATCTATCCGGTGACCTGCATCGACGGGCAGTCCTGGCGGGTCAAAGGCCGCTTCGGCGACGGCATCACCTTCCCGTATCTCGACAACCGGGTCGACGGCTTCGTCGGCACGGTGCGAATGGCGACCACGCTGGTCTATGGGCCGGCCGGAGTGGACGAGTACGTCGCCTGCGGGTCGCTGCTCGGCAACATCGGTGTCGTGAAGGGCGGCGCCATGACCTATGCCTGGGGCGCCGGGCAGAAGGTGGACGAGCAGCAGGTCAACGGTTTGTGCGGCGGGTTGCCTGGAGAGATCTGGGTCCTCGGCGGCGCCCTCCGGATCGACAGCACCGCCGTCGGCCTCTACCGCATCAGGATCACGGCCACGATCTCGACCTCGCCGCTTTCGCCTGGCGTGGTGACCGATGTCGAGATGACCAAGGTGGCGACGATCACGCCGGCGATGGTCGACAGCACCTGGGGGTATTTCGGAGGCACGCCTGGCGGGTTCGTCTACGACCCGACCGACAACAGCGTCATTTTCCAGGTGCGGATGAGCAACGGGGTCAACACCGTTGGTCCATACTGGACGATCAAGGTCCGCGACGGCGTCATCGCGTGGAAGACGCGGACCACCGTGGCGATGAACTACGATGGCTCGGCCACCGGGCAGTTCCGCCTGAGGCGAGGCCGCTATGTCCTGGTCGAGATCGGCGCCCTGCAGCAGATCGACACCACGACGGGTGTGATCTCGTCTCTCGACGCCACCTGGGGCACCAACTTCGCCGGCGTCGGCGCGCAATGCTATGATGGCGACACCGACACGGTGTTCGTCCTGTCCAACAGCGCCGCGACCGGCCCGACCAGGTTGAGCATCAACCGGGTGAATGGCGCCGGCGAGCCGCTCGCCAAGATCACCTCGGACCTCTGCGGCCTCGTCGGCCTCTCGGCCGCCGACATCGACGTCTCCGAGATGACCGATGTCGTCTCCGGATACGCCATCGCCCGGCAGATCGCGGCCAAGGACGGCATCCAGCCGCTGACCGACCTGTTCCTGCTCGATGTGGTCGAGCGCGACGGCAAGCTGCGGTTCCAGCGCCGGGGCCGGCCGGTGGCTCGGCAACTGACCGAGGATGATCTCCTGCGTGACGGCGATGCGGTGAAGTTCGCCGAGACCCGCCGGCAGGAGGTGGACCTCCCGGCCACGGTCAGCATCACCTTCGCGGACGTCGCCCGCGATTACCAGGAACAGACCGTCACCGCGCGCCGCCAGCAGCTGCCGCTGCCGACCATGTGGAGTTCGAACAAGGTCGGCATCGAGATCGCGGCGGCCTCCTCGGCCGACACGGTCAAGCAGCAGGCCGAGAAGATCCTGTACTCGGCCTGGACCGAGCGCGTGGACTATGAGCATGCGCTGAGCTGGGCGCATGCGGACCTCGACCCGGCCGACGTGGTCCAGATCACGATGAAGGACGGCTCGGTCCACCGCATGCGGCTGACCTCGGCCGACCTCGGCGCCGACATGACGATCGAGGCCAAGGCGGTCAGCGAGCAGGACGCGCAATATGTCTCGATCGTGAAGGCCGACCCCGGCGACTTCCCCGGGCAGACGCTGCCCTATGCCGGGCCGACGCGCCTCATCGTCCTGGACACCGTGCTGCTGCGCGACCAGGACGATGGTGGCGGCGGCACGACCCGCGCCTATGTGGCCATGGGCGGCTATGGCCAGGATGGCTGGCGCTCCGGTGTCGTCTACCGCGGCTCCGACCCGGCGACGCTGGAGCTGGTGGCGGACACCTCGGCCGAGATCACCTGGGGCACCGCCATGACGGCGCTGCCGGACACCGACCGGCCCTTCGCCACCGATGAGGAGTCCCAGCTCGTCGTGATGCTGGCGACCAACCTGGACCGGGGGCTTTCGAGCGTGACCCAGCTGGAGATGCTGAACGGCGCCAACGCCGCGGCCCTGATCCGCGGCGACGGCCAGGCCGAGATCATCCAGTTCCGCCGGGCCGAGGAGACGGCGCCAGGCACCTGGACGCTCTCGGGCCTGCTGCGCGGCCGGCGCGGCTCGGATGTCTTCACCGGCGGCCACGACGCCGGCGACACCTTCGTCCTACTGGAGCCCGAGGCGATGGACACCATGGGCCTGCCGCTGCAGAGCATCGGCGTGCCGTTCTACTACAAGGGTGTCGCCTCCGGCGCCCGGCTGGAGAAGGCCGAGCTGATGTTCGAGCCGCTCAGCGGCAACGACCTCCGGCCCTATGCGCCGGTCCATGTCCGCACGGCCTGGTCCGGTGCGGACCTCTCGATCAGCTGGGTCCGCCGCACCCGTCTCGGCGGCGAGCTGCGCAACGGCAACTTCGAGGTGCCGCTGGCCGAGCAGTCCGAGCGGTATGAGGTCGACATCCTGTCGCCGGCTGGTGGGACCGGACCCTCCGGGGCCGTGCTGCGGACCCTGTCCTCGACCGCCCCGGTGGTCATCTATCCGGCCGCGCAGATCGCCGCCGACTTCGGCGTCGCGCCCGCCAGCCTCGACCTCGTCGTCTACCAGCTCAGCGCCGCGATCGGTCGCGGCTTCGGCAGAAAGGTGAACCGTGTCCTCTAACCTCGCCCTCAGCCAGGTCGCCGCCGCCCAGGCCCAGAAGGAAGTCACGATCAACGACGCCTTCGGCCAGGTGGACGCGGCGCTGACCGAGTTCCTCGCGGTCGACCTGTCCGCCGGCGACGTCACGCTGACGGCCGCCCAGGCTCAGCGCGCGATGCTGCTGCGGGCCGGAGGCAACGCGGTCGCGCGAGGGCTGACCCTGCCGCAGATCAAGCGCGGCGTCACCGTGCAGAACACCGGCTCGGCCGCGCTGACCGTGAAGCGCGGCACCACCACCGTTGCGATCGACCCTGGTGCCGTCGCCTCGGTCTATCTCGACGGCACGGCCAATGGCCTGGTGGTGACCGGCCGGCCGGGCGGCGCTGGCGGCATCGTGCCGATCGAGCAGGGCGGCACCGGCGCGACCACGGCGCCGGCGGCGCTGGTCGCACTTGGGGCCTTGGCCAAGGCTGGCGACACGCTCGCGGGCGACTTGCAGACCTCCGCCGGCGTCAGAATCTCGACCGGCGGCCCGGCCCAGGTGGGCATCAGCGGCGTGACGGCCGACATCCAGTCGAACAGCACCACCGCTGCCGGTCTCGCCGCGGCGCGCTGGAGCGCCGACCCGTCACCGCCCCGGCTCATGCTGGCGAAGTCCTATGGCGGGGCCGTGGGCACCCACGCAGCGGTGCCGTCCGGCGTCACCCTCGGCGAGGCCAGCTTCGCCGCCAGCAGCGGCACCGGCATGGTCTCGGGCGCTGCGCTCGACGCCGTGACCCAGGCGGCGGCCACGGGCAGCGGCGTTGCCACGGCGCTCCGCCTCCTGACCAGCTCGGGCGCGGCGCTTGTCGAGCGGATGCGGCTCGACAACCTCGGCAACCTGCAGATGGGCGGCACCAACACGGTGATCGACGCCCAGCGCATCCCGCGGCTGCGCTCCTACACCCAGGCGACGCTGCCGGCGCCGTCCTCGGCGCCGCAGGGCGTGGTCGACTGCTCTGACCTCGGCGGCGGCGCCGGGCCGCTCTACAGCGACGGCACCACCTGGCAGCGGCTGCAGGAGCTTTCGAGCTACGGGGCCACAGGCGCGGACGCTAACGCCACGCTCAGCGTCCTCGGCAATGCGTCCGTCATCGCCTTCACCGCCAATCTCACGGCCGACCGCACGGTCACGCTCTCCACCACCGGTGCTTATCTCGGCGCGATGAAGCGCGTCATCTATGCCGGCAGCGGCGCCGGAAAGTTGGTCTGCGGCGGCATCACTCTGCGGCCCGGCTGCTGGGCGGACTTCATGTGGACGGGTGCCGCCTGGACCTGCGTCGCCGCCGGGGTCCGCAACGATGCCATGCAGGTCTACGAAACCGGCACCTGGTCGCCGACCCTGTTCGGCAACACCACGCCCGGCACCCAGACCATGCACGCCAACAACTCGGGGAACTACATCCGGGCGGGCCAGGTGGTGGTCGCGGTCGCCTATGTCCAGTGGTCGGCGATCGACGCTGCCGCCGCCGGCGACGTGGTCATCGGCGGCCTGCCGTTCCCGGCGGCCAATCTCGCCAACAACCTGCCGACTGCGGCGGTTACCGGCCAGACGGTGACCTATCCCGCCGGCCAGACCCAGCTGATCGCCCGGTTCCGCGGGCCGAACGGCACCACCGTCAGCCTGATATTCAGCGGCCCCGGCACCGGCCAGGCATTCGCCCAGATGAGCCAGCTCAGTGCCGCCGGCGTCCTGTCCTTCACCATCGTCTACCGCACCAACTGAGGTCACTATGCCCGCTCTCGAAGAGATCACCGGCCCCTATGAATGGCTCGTCCGGTGGGATCACATCACCGGCACGCTGCAGGGCCAGCACTACGCCACCGCGACCTCGATCCTGCGGGATGGCGTGATCGTGCCGGGCGCGACCTCAATCAATCCGCCCCAGGCGATCACGGTCGAATCGGCAACGACGATCGCGGAGGTCTCCGAACTGCTGAACACCGGAGCCCTGCAGCGGATTGCCGAGTTGGAGGCCCAGCTCGCGGATGCCCTGGCCCAGCGGGATGCAGTGGTGGCCCGCGCTGAGCAGGCGGAAACGGCGGCTCAGGCATCGGCCTGATGAAAGAGGCCGGTCCGGCCTCACGGATCTTGGACAGGTGAAGTAGCGAGGGGAGGCGCGGCTATCGTCCCGGAATTCCTATTCCAATGTCTCCGATCCATCTCTCATGAAAAGTATTATCCTCTACTATTTCATGCCAAGGCTCATGCGCAGCTGTCTGTTTTATATAGAAGCTTAAAACCTGATTATGATGAGATTCTTCAGACACAAGGGACAAAGTTTTACTTTTGGTATAGATCCAAGTTCCCTCATTAATAATTCCGGCTAATGCCTGGCCTTTGACTTCAATTCTATGATCGTCTGTTCGTGATTTCCAAATAAATCTTACTCCAAAGCCACGCGTTCCATCCAGTCCGCACCAATAGCTAACAAAACCATCTGCGCCACCGCCCGCCTCATGGTGTATCGTGAAAACTATGAAGTCACTTGCCGGTATATTTTTAGCGAAATTGGGGGAAATGCTTCCGCGATCAATTTTGGATTCCCAAAAAGTAAAGTTCATATCTTCGATCTTATTATGCAGACCCAAAATCAAAGGCTCAGCGCTCATTTACTTCTCCCGCTTAGAAAGGAATACGTGAAATTATGCATACAAATGTATGCTAACGAAGGATGTGCGCAATCGTCAAGGTGAGCTTACCTCGCACGGGCCCGTTCTTCGCGAAAGGCGCTGGAACGGCTGGCACTTTCTAATGCGCCGGGTTCAATCAGATCAGTGTCCCATTATATCGCCGTAGCGAGGTGTAAACGCGGCCACACGGATGGGGATGGCCCCAACGCTGAGCCCGCCTCCCGCACTCTAGGCCGAGTTCCACCGCTAGAAGCGACCGGAAGCGGCGGCATGATGCGATCGAGCCTCTCCCAAGCGACTCGTCAGGATGGCGGATAAAAGATGCGATCAGTGCGGGCCGCCCGCGATGTCAATGTTCTAATCGAGCCTTCTGCTAAGTCTTCCATCGTCTCGCCCCCGTTCAGACCTCAGCGAAACCCTCGGGCAGGCGCCCGTAGCGAGCCAGGATAACGGGTTCGTCATAATCGCCGGCATCAGGATCGGCGGTCTGCTGTACCGCGATCGCACCAGTCGCCCGACCCGCCTCGACCATCACCTCGGCGGCCCGGAGGGCTTGGCCCTTCGCTTTGAAGCCAGTATCCGGCAGCCGCTGCCAGCCGATCCGCTTCCCTCTCTTGGCCCGCATCTCACCCCATTTGGCGGCGGCGACGATGTACAGCGTGTTCCGGCCGCTCTGGGCAGCGTCAACGTACTCGGGGCTCTTCGCCTCAGCATTCGGCTGTGCGGCCACGAAGGTGGGAGCCTGCGGCAGGATCACTGGTTCGGCATTCGCCGGAACCGCATCGCTCGTCGGCTCTGCCCGCTCGGCCTTGGCCAGGAAGGAAGCCTCGGCAGCCCGCACGGCTGCCTCCAGCTCGTCGTTCGGCGCTGCCGGATCGAGCGGCAAGGCCAGGGTCATCTGGGGCTTCGTCTTCTTCGTCCTTTTCATCGAACACCTCCGTCCGGTGCGACGGGGGCCGGGCGCGCCAACGCCCTAGCCGCGAGACAGGCACTCGCTCGTTTCCGACCCGTCGATCGCCGCGCGACGACGTGAACAAAATAGGAACATGCTGTGCGAGAGTCGAGTCCATTCATCGACCTGCGATGCCGCTGCGGACGCTTGCTCTGCCGCGTCGAGCCAGGTAGAGGCATCGAGATCAAGTGTCCGCGCTGCCGGACACTGATGCGAGTTATACCGGCCGAGAGCCCACCACCTGAACGCCCTGGAGCGTCCACGAGGACGCTTCATGGGGAAGAGACCCGCGCACCACCCGGCGCCGGCGGCGCCGTTCGTCGCACCAGTTGATGACGCTCCTGCATACATCCTCGGAGCTGACAGGGCGGTGCTGGGCTTCGGCTCGGCATCCCTCTATGTGGCTCTGATCCCGCGCGCGGAAGCCTGCGAGGCGATCCGGGCGAACCACTACTCCGGCCGGGTGGTCAACAACAGCTACGTCCACCTGGGCGTATGGGTCGGGGGAGAGCGGCTCGGCGTGCTGCAGCTCGGCTATGCCCTCAACCCACGCCGGGTCGAGCATATCGTCGCCCACACCGGGATCGACGAATACCTGGAGCTGAACCGGATGTGGCTCTCGGACCAAGCGCCCCGCAACAGCGAGAGCAAGGCTCTCGCCTATGTGGTCCGCTGGCTCCGGCGAGCGCTGCCCCGCATCCGATGGATCCAGAGCTTTGCCGACGAGCGCTGTGGAGGCTGGGGCGTGGTCTACCAGGCCGCCAACTATGTCTATCTCGGCTGCCATCGATCCAGCTTTTGGGCCCTGGACGGAGAAGCCTTCCATCATCTCTTGACGACTGCCCATCGCAACAGCCCAAGGGGGCTGCATCTCGCGGCGAACCGGCATCGAGCTGAACGGCACTCTTATCGTCAGTTCCGTTACGTCTACTTCGTCAAGCCTAGTGCCCGACGGGATCTCCGGATGAAGGTGCAGCCATATCCCAAGATAGGAGCCTCGCTTGCCGCCTGATGCCGGTCAGTGAGCTGCGCAGTCGCTGGCGCTGAACTACAGATGCCTCGGCGATTGTGTCTGTTCAACCGTCCTGGATTCAAAATTCAACCAACGCAGGTTGACAGACCCGCCTCGCTTCGGTTATACAAGATCATCGGCGGCAGAAGCAAAAATCAGGAGGAGCCCGCCGATTGCATAGGAGGTCCACATGAGTCTCACCGAATTCGGCAAGGAGGTCAGGAAGCTGCGGATTGATCGTGATCTAATCCTCAAGGATATGGCGGACGCGCTCGGCGTTTCGCCCGCGTTCTTGTCGGCCGTCGAGACCGGCAAAAAGAATGTTCCGAACGGTTTCATTGCAAGGCTCGCGGCGGCCTACAGCCTCGACATAAATACTGTCCATCGTCTGGACGAGGCTTTGCTGAAGAGCAAGAGCTCATTCCAGATCCAAGTACCCGCTCATGCTTCTATGGCCCATCGAGAGGTGGCTGCCCAGCTGGCCCGGACTTTTGGAGGGATGGACAAGGCGAAGGCCGCTCAGATCCTTGCTCTTCTGAAAGAGGAGAAAGATGAGTAGCTCGCTATACATCGCCCCACCCAAATCTCGGGCTGCAATCAGGGAATACGCGACGATGATCCGTCGCCTGTTGCCCGGAGGAGATCAGCCGCGGCTGGATATTGTGCGCGCACTCGAAGTCCACCTGACACGGCTGGACGAGAGGTTCGAATTTTCGGTCCTCGAAACCTGGGAGATGGGTGAAAACCACGCGTTGGCCCACGTCAACGAACTCAGGATCGAGGTTCGGTCCGACGTGTACGATGGCGCGGTTGCCGGGTCAGGCCGGGACAGGATGACCTTGGCGCACGAACTCGGACACCTTGTTCTCCATGCTGACGTCCGGCTCTCACGACGGATGCCCGGCGCCGCAGTTCGACCGTTCGAAGATCCGGAGTGGCAGGCGAAATGTTTCGTCGGGGAGCTTTTGATCCCGAAATCCTGGAGAGCCCTAATAAGAAACCCCGAGGAGGCTGCAACCTATCTCGGGGTTTCCAAAGATGCCGTAATCACCCAGCTCAACGCCTGGCAGCGTGAAGGTACCTAGGGTGAATAGAAAACCCGTCCTGGGCGTTCACGCGTTGCGTCAACTCAGGACAAGCACCTCCTCAAGCAGGGACTGGTTGTACGCCGGTTCGCAGGTTGGTGCAAGGGTTCCGCCCCAATGCGACGTCCCACCCGAACACGAAAGGCGTTCCCATGCATACGCGAAAGCCGGCTCCGCCGGGCAAGCGCTGGGTCTTTCGGCCGTATCGGCGTTGCCCCAAGACCAACCGTCTGATTTGGGCGAGCACGTACGGCCTGAAGGCGTGGCCGATTCTCGTCGACGACTGATGCGGTAGTTTCGCACAGGCAAGCGCAACCCCGAGACGGGCGGCATTGAGGATGCCGCCCGGTCCTCTTTTCCCGGATCAGTGTTCGTCATCCGGGTTCTATGGGCACTAGCAGGCGATTCGGGAGTCTGCCGAAGCTTGTGCCCGGCCGTGCCAAAGCGCGCGCCCGGCTATACCAGGCGCCTGGTTGCACCGTTCTTAGGAATTCCTGGGCGTAGCCTAACCCTCGGCGTCCAAAAGCAACTGCCCCGTCATCCAGAAGCGGGCGCCCGGCTATAGCATCCTCGCGCCCGGCGGCGGCCGGATCATCTTCCAGGGCATGCAGACCCACACCGCCGAGAGCATCAAGTCGCTCGAGGGCTACGACATCGCCTGGGTGGAGGAGGCGCAGGCCTTGTCGCTGCGCAGCCTGGACCTGCTGCGCCCCACCCTGCGCAAGCCGGGGTCGGAGCTGTGGTTCTCCTGGAACCCGACCCGGCCGGAGGACCCGGTGGACAAGCTGTTCCGCGGCGGCCCGCCGCCGCCCGGCGCGCAGGTGATCGAGGCCAACTGGCCGGACAACCCGCATTTCCCCGCGGTGCTGAAGGCGGAGATGGAGTGGGACCGGGGGCGCGACCCGGACAAGCACCAGCATGTCTGGCTCGGCGGCTATCGCAAGGCCAGCGAGGCGCGGGTGTTCCGCAACTGGCGGGTGGAGGCGTTCGAGACGCCGCCCGGCGCGCGGCTGATGCTCGGCGCCGACTGGGGCTTCGCCCAGGACCCGACCGTGCTGCTGCGCTGCTTCATCGAGGGGCGGACGCTGTTCGTCGACCACGAGGCCTACCGGGTGAGCTGCGAGATCGACCGCACGCCCGAGCTGTTCGACACCGTGCCGGGGTCGCGGCAGCTGACCATCGTCGCCGACAGCGCCCGGCCGGAGACCATCAGCTTCATGCAGCGCCACGGCTTCCCCAACATCCGCGGGGCGACCAAGGGCGGCGGGTCGGTCGAGGACGGCATCGCCTTCCTCAGGGCGCACGACATCCTGGTGCATCCGCGCTGCCGGCACCTGGCCGACGAGCTGGCGCATTACAGCCACCGCGTCGACCCGAAGACCGGCGAGGTGCTGTCGGCGCTGGAGGACCGCGGCAACCACGCCATCGACGCGCTGCGCTACGCGGTGGAGGAGCGGCGGCGCGGCAGCTACGACGCCTCGCTGAGCTGGGTGGGGACGTGATGGCGGGGGTGTGGGGGAAGGCACAAACGGAGTCCCCCCTCCCCTCGCGGGAGGGGGGACTCAAAAGGGGGAGCGGCTGGCCGGGCTTGGCGACTCCTCAGGCGGCCACGGCCGGGCGCTGGTACAGCATCGGGGTCGGGAACGGCAGCAGGGCCCTGCCGCCGCGCTCCATATAGGGGGCGATGCGGTCCAGCATGCCCTGGTAGGACGCGCTGGCCAGCAGCACCACGCCCGGGCCGCCCTGGTTCGCCGTGTCGGGCGACCGGATCGGCAGGCCCAGCCCCTCGATCTCGATGTTCCACTTCTTCGGGTTGCCGTCATAGATCGCGGTGATCTCGGACGGGTCGAGCGAGGTCGAGCTGATCAGGTTGGTGAAGTAGTTGCCGATGCCGTAGACCGCCATCGGCAGCCCCTGGCGGCGGATTTCGGCCAGCACCGCGTCGTAACGGGCGACATAGTCGCGGTACTTGCGGCGGAACTCATGCGCCAGGGCGACGTCGACCGCCGCGTCGTCGGTCGGCAGCGTGGCGTGGGCGGTCTTGCGGCAGACGGCGCGCAGGATGCCCTTGTGCGAGGTCACCGTGCCGTCGAAGCCGTGCCGCCGCATCGCCCGCAGCAGCGAGCCGGCGGTGAAGTAGTTCGGGTGCTCGTACATCCAGAACGGCGCGCCCTCCGCCATCACGATCCCGCAATCCGGCACCTCGATGCAGACGAAGCCGTTCTCGCGCGTCACCTTGCGCAGGCCGGACAGGAACACGTCCGGCTCGGTCACATGCTCCAGCACCAGGCGGTTGCTGACGAAGTCGAAGCTGTCGGCCGGGAAGGTGTCGGGGGTGAAATAGTCGAGTGTGGTCTTGATGCCGAAGGCGCGCTCGGCCTCGGCCGCCGCGGCCGCGTTCGGGTCGCAGCCATGCACCGTCATGCCGGCGTCCTGCAGCCGGGCCAGGAAGCGGCCGTCATAGGAGCCGATCTCGAGCGCGTGGCCGGTCATCGGCACGCCGCTGGCGATCAGGAACTCCAGGAACTCGCGGTGCCGCTCGTCCATCTCGGCGTCGGAGGCGAAGGTCGGGTAGGAGCCGTAGTATTTGCTGTAGATCTCGTCCAGCGCCTCGCGGTTCGGCGGCAGCAGCTGCATCGAGGTGCCGCAGGAATGGCAGAGGCCGACCGTCATCGGCACCGTGCGCCAGATGCTCTCGAACTCCGTCGGCCGGATCAGGTAGCTGTACTTTTCGATCTCGACCAGGACTTCCAGCGCGGAGCCGCCGCAATGCGGGCAACGGTCGATGGTCTTGCTCATGTCCGGAAATCCCGTTGCTGTGAAATGATGTGACAATTGAGGCCACACTAGCGCAACTCCCGGCCCCGCGACAGCGCCTCATGCCAGCATCGGCCACAGCGTGGCGGCCAGCAGCGCGGCCATGGCCAGGTTGAACCATCTCAGCCGGGCCGGGTCGGTCAGCACCCGGCGCAGCGCCAGGCCGCAGCCGGCCCAGGCCAGGATGCCGGGCAGGGTCACCACGGCGAAGGCGGCGCAGATCAGCAGCACCGACGCCACCGGCGCCTCCGGGGTGGCGTGCACCGCCATGGCCGTCGCCGCCACCGCCCAGGCCTTCGGGTTGACCCATTGGAAGGCGGCCGACTGCCAGAGGGTGAGCGGCCTGGCCTCGCCGCCGCCATCACCGCCAAGCTTGCGCGACCGGCCGATGCGCCAGGCGAGATAAAGCAGATAGGCGGCGCCC